TTACACTTGCAAAAGCACCTTTAATACCTTCCGTCATCATTTTAACATTCTTGGAATCTGTTAACCAATTTTTTACTCCTTCAAATAAAGGCCATACTATATTCCATATTTCTTGGAATAGAACTATCATTACAGGCATAAGAGCTATTGCTATTTCTCTCATAGCATTTTGAAACATTAAAAACATTGCACCTATAGGACCCATAGATGCTTTTCTTGCATCCTCTGCATTTGCTATTTGTTCAGCAAGTGAGGCTTGAGATGTCATAGCTGCTACACCTGCGTTTTGTCCGGCAACAAGGCTAGTGTTAGATGCTTCTACTTTTTCTTGGTTAGCTAACATATCTCCTAATTGTTCACCATTCATCCCCATTGCTTTACCTAAAGCCTCTTGTTGGATACGATTCATTTTACTATAGTCAGCAGCAGTAATACCTTGTTCGGCTAAGGCGGCCATCAATGCAACATTATTTCCCGATAAAGCTGCTTCTCTTGCTTTTTCAAGATTTAATTCTTTACCAGTTAATAATTCTGCTTCCATTTCAGCCGCTATTGAATCTTCAATATTTAATAACGAATTAGCAATACTTTCAACTTGCTCCATTTCCAAACCTAATTTTTTAGCTTGAACAACGGCACCCGTTATTGCTGTTCCTGATCCTCCCATGCTTAAGGCTACACGGCTGGAGACTTTAGCAACTCCTTCCATAACAGCTCTCATACTTACGTTTACTTTTAAACTTTTAATAGAATGAGATGCTGCTCTTGCAATTTCTTCTGCTACTGTTCCTGCGGCTTTACCACTTAATTTTGATAAACCATATATTTTAGATAAAGTTTCAGCACTTACATTTCCATGAACATTTAATTTCATAAATGTTTTTAAAGTACTTGCTCCTAACATTTCTGAACCAGCTAATTGGCTATATATTGATCCGGCTGCTGCTGTTGCTTGTTCATGAGTCATACCCATAGCACCACCTATTGCTCTTGCTTGTCCTGCTAGTTTAGCTCCTGTTGCAGCACCTACCCCCATTTCACGAGTCATATTAGCTGTTTCTTGGCTAATTTCTTTCATGTATTCTAGAGCTTCGGCACCCATTTGTTTAAATTTCTGGAATAGGAAGGAGCCAGCACTAATAGCCATTGAAATTAAAGCCATTGGGCCTAAAGCTGTCTTTAAAGCTGTACCAAAAGTAAATGCAGCTACTCTCATTTTACCAAACATACCTAATGATTTTTTACCTCCATCAGTTAATCTATATGTTAATTCATCTGCTGCTTGTTTTGCTTTATCTAATCCTAATCTATTACTTAAATTACCAAATCCTAATTTATTTAAAACCTTTGAAGTTCCACCTACCGCAGAGGTAAATAAGGATTGGGATGATACTAAATTTTCTTGACGTCTTAATTGTTCTTTTAAATGAACATTATTGCCTTCTAATAATTTTCCAGCTTCTTCTAATAGTACTAATTGTTGAGCTTCAGGTGTTAAATTTTCGTAAGCAAGTTTAAGTTGTTCTTCTTTTTTAAGTACTGTTTTTTGGGTTTGAGCATAAGCAACCTCATCAATTTTTAATCCTTGCTTTTTTTGGCTATCCATTTTAGCTAATTTAGCTTGTTGATCTGAAAGACTTTGTTTTTTTATACCAAGCAATTTCATCTCATCTTTTAAACCATCTCCACCCTTTTTTATTAAAGCATTGGTTTGTTTTGTTATATCGTTTTGAAGTTGTAGATTTCTTGATATATCTTTTTGAACTTCTTTTACAGAATCATATTCGGATTTATATGCTTTAGTAGCTGCTGTAACTGCTTTAATATTATCTAATGATAATTTATCTAATGTACCTTTTTCTCTGTAAATCTTAATAAGATCAACCATCTTATCTTGAAGAGCTGTAACTAAATTTAGTTGGTCTCCTAAGGCTTTGTTAGCTTCTTCAGCATTTTGAGCTTTAATTTCTTCTAGTTTCTTAGCCATTTTACATTGAATATATGTTATAAATATTAAAAGGTATTAAAATATAATACCTTTTTTTTTATTTTATTAAAATTTACTTCTATCTGGGTTTACCCAATCTAAAGTGGTTTTTCCGGGGTTATTATTTCCTGAAGTATTATTTTTATTTTTTTCTTCTTGGTCTATTGAATCTTGAGTCCATTTAAATGTAATGCGTCTTAACCAAATAGGCATATTATAGAGGGTATCATAATCATATCCTCGACCATAAAAAATAATTTCGTGAATTTGTTTAAATAAATTAAATCTATACTCTTGAGTCAGGCCAAAAAAACTGTACCTGCATAGGTACGGTGACCTCCTCTTCACCATTTGCTCCTTCATGAATAAAGGTCATTTTAATATCTGGTTGGGTTGCTTTTAAGTAAGATCTAAAAGCTGAAGCATCACGTGCTAAAAAATAATTATCAACAAAGTCTCTAATAGTTTTAGGATCATCATCTCCATCTACTGAAAGGATTTGGATTTTTAAACGAGACGTAAGATCAGTAGATGCATTTTTATTAATTCTTTTAAGACCTTTACTTTCAGCCTCAATTGCTTTTTCATCTCTTGATGTTAAATATTTAAACGTAAGTTTATTTTTTCCTATGGGTGTTTCAAATTCAAATTCATTAACGCCTTTAGTTACTTTTGTTTCATCTAAATAAATAGTAGGAAGTTCGTTAAGATCTAATAGTATTTCTTCTCCTTCATATGTAAAAGGATAATCTTTACCATAACCTAAAATACGAGAAGCAACCATAATAGCATTTTTATCTCCAATTAATAGATCATCCCAATCAAATTTAGTTATTACAAGAGATTGCAGTAATTTATCAATTACTATTCCTTGTTTAATATAATTTAGATTAGTAAGAATATCTTCTTCTTTAGCTGTCATATATTTTATTTCGACAGTACCTTTTGATAAGGGATGTTTTTCAGGGTAAAGTAAACCTTTTGAAGGTAATTCTACGTGTTCCGTAGGGAATTTGTGTTTTTTTTCTTCCATAATTTTTATTTATTATAACTTTGTTGTTCGTATATAAATATATGGAAATAAAGGAAGCTCGCATTTTTTGCGAGCTTTCTTTAAAATAATTTTAAAATGTTAAATTAGAAATTTAACACACAATAATCTGGTTGAACTGTCATTGTAAGGTTTATAGCTGTATCCGCTGTATCCCAATTGTATTCACCAAAGGCAGCACTTGTAATAAAACATCCTTTTAATATCCATTCAGAAACAATATCTCCTACAGGACCTAATACATTTATTGTTAATTCTTTTTTATACATATCCAAATAACCATCCCGTCCTGTTACAGATTCATGGTGTAATCGTACCCACTCCATTATTGCTTGAGCTCCCGAAGGAGTTATTGGGTCATAAAGAGTAAATGTAATTGGATCCCATTTTGTCATACCCTTAAGGTAACGTTGAACGTTCATATGGTTTAAGGTAACTGTTCCTGAGTTAAGAGTAACTGCACTTACACCTTTAATTTCATATGATGGAATTCCACCAATTAGCACGATAAACCTATTTGCTTGTTTTGGTTCAAATGCATTGAAAAATATTTCGCTTGAATCTAATATGGCCATTTTGTTATTTTATTTAGTTTTATTATAAATATTAAATATTTTATTTTTTTATCCAGGGAATATAGCACCTGTTGGTAAAATATTAAAGTCTAGATAGATGAATTCTGCTGTTTTTGTTGGTTGGATATAAATCTGACCTACCATTTGATTTCTATCGATTACATCCGCTGTATTGTTGCTATCATCCATGATTACTTTAAAAGCATACAAACCTTGTTTTTGTTGTACTGTTTCTAAATATGGATTTACTGCAGCTAAAAAACCATTTCTTGTAGCTATTGAATTTTGTTCAAATACTAAGTTTTGAGCTACTTGAGAAATATAAGATTTAAGTGCAATTAATAAACGACGAACATTTACACGATCAAGAGCAGATGCTTTTGTTTGTAATGTTTTTTGGCCATATACTACAACTCCATTTCCAGGGAATGTAGCTATTGGATTTT